TTGCTAAATTCCCGTTTGAGTAACTTGATGTATAGTAATCTCTAGTAAACACATTTCCTGTTATTTCATCACCAGAAGCGATTACATCTCTTACCATATTTATTGTGCTTTTCGAAACATCAAAAGACAGATATAAGTCTTTCAGTCCAATAACATCATTAGATTCTGGAAATGCCTGTATCTCAATAATTCCATTTGCTTTTGTTGTAGAAGTTATATTGATTGTTCCCAATATAATTTCACCCTTCACATAATCAACTGTTCCTGCGTCTTTAATAACAACAGTCCTATTACCATTACTATCAATCTTGACTACTGAAATAACGCCAGTTTTTGCAGAAACATTGGTCGGTCTATTGAGGAAAAGATCTCCTGCAGAAGTAACATTTGTTATGGTATTTCCATTTGAAGAAATTGTGGGAGTATCCGTAAGATATACTGTGGATGATTCTCCCGAAATTTTAAATCCTGTGGATTTGATATTAAGTCCAGTAGGATTAACATGGAATTGATTTCCAAAACATAATTCATACTGCGCGAATTGATTTAAAGTTGCCTTTAAGTCTCTCCGAATCTTAACCTTAGTAATATTAGATGTAATTGCAGTATCGGTAGTATCAATTACTTGAAGAACCTTACTGTATTTAAATCTTCCGCCAAACTTATTAAGGTCTAGTGATTCCGAATATTTCGTTAAACTATTCAATACTCTAGTTTTTAATGAGTCTGCACTTGAAACTTGTGTATTATTATAATAGACAGAAGAATCTACCTCAACATAAAGAATTTTGAGATCAATAATTCTTGGATTGATACCCGAAACAGTATATTGTTTCAACTGACTCAATATTCTAGACTTATTAAAATCAGAAACGAAACTACCATTCTTTGGTTTAATGCTCAGAACAACATTACCAAACTCTGGTGGATCTAGTTCTTCACCGCCAACAACAGCAACCGATTCAGTTTCTGGATATATTCTTTTTATAATTGCCTCATAATCTCTTGAAGTAACAGCTCTGTTTTGTGCAGAATAGATTCTTGGTGCATAGTATTTGATAGAATCAATTGGTTCTATACTAGAACCATTTTGAGATGCCTGATTTGTTGTTATTGTTATGTTGCCAGGATTAATCAAAGTATTGGAGGCAGTAACAATACTTCCGGAGAAGGAGAAAACACTGGCACCATTACCATCTTCTCCATCTGTGATAATATAATTTGCTGTAATTACGGTTCCATCACCACCAACTTGATCTCCAAGTTTCTTTCCAATAATACCATCACCAAATCTTATCTCATATTTTTCATCTTGAACTTCTTGAAGAATATAGATTCTGGAATCGGCAGTGGTATCTAAGATATTGTCGATTGCCGAATATTCAATCCCCAAACCACTTTCGGATGTTTTTCTCACATATACTGAAAGTGTAGAAGTGTCAATATAGGAATTGTTTAGAATAAATCTTTGGTCGAGAGATCCATCATAATTAAATCTCTTTGTCAAATACGTTCCTTGATAAACATCTATATTGCTGAATGTTGCGATACCATCAACAACAGTGGTGGTGATATTTTCTGGTATTGAGAACGTATAGGTGGTATCATTTGCGTTCCCTACGCACACCAGACCCCTCTGTAACGTTAGTGTAGGCGTGTCTTCGCTAGTTGATACCGTAAAGGATATTGTCGCTCTTGCTGCCGTTCTAGAGCGTGGTACGTATCCAATATTTCTTGCTAAAGAGACGACATTCTCACGAAGTGTTGCCGAATCCAAGAAGGATTCATTGACAATCATATTCGAGTTGAATGCAGTGATATAGGTGTTGTATGCCAGTGTATCAATTAAGACAGAGAAATTCGATCCCTCAAAATCAAAGTCACTAAATGTGCTATTTGCACGAAGATAGTCCTTGATTGAGGTCTTTATCTGATCAAAATCTAGATTTGTAAACTTAGTAAAAGGCATATTATCTTGCTGCCTCTAATAGAAATGAGTATTCTTGTGTCGGAAACTCTTGACCTACAATATCAAAGATTACAGTGACCTCAAATTCATTTAAATCTGGACGAGGATCGACAAGAATCTGAACATTTTCAATCCTTGGTTCAAAATTATCAAGTGTAATTTCAATTTGTTGTTGAATTACAGATGCAGTACCAAAATCAACAAACTCAAAAAGACTTGAACGAACTTCGGAACCAAGAAGAGAGTTAAAAAACCTCTCAGTTGGTATGGTTTCTACCAAATTTCTTACAGATCTTCTAATTGCATTCTCATTTTTAAGGATTGGCAAGTCCTTTGTCACTGGATGTGGTTCAAAGGACAAACTAATATCTTTAAATGATCTTGATATCCTTTGAACCGCCATTTTGGTTAGAGTTTTCTGAACTTATTTATACCCCAGTTCCATAAGAAGGTTCGGTTCCGTACTCCCAATCATCATAATCTTCATCATTACGAATTTTTTCATGTAATTCAGTTTGTTTTTTGAGATCATGACGTGGTGCAAGGTCGTGCATCACTTCTGTAAGCACTCTTTTTGGTTTTTGTTGCATTGAACCATAGTCTGAGGCGAGTTTTGTGGTTCCCCACATCTCCCTCATGTATTCTTTGTTTCTATCCACAGGCGAATTTCCCATTTTAGCTCCTGATTCATACAAATCAGAACTTTTAGAGGGGTTGCTATCCCTTATTGCTATTTATTTTCACGTTCTTGAGCGGTTTTCCAGTGATATTCGTCCTCATCACCCATACCAAGACGATCATAACCACATTCTACCTGATAATATTGTGTCGAAACCTTAAAATCGGGCATTTTTGGTTCTGCAGGTGTCAAACTATTGTCAAAAATACGTAATCTATTGTTTGGATAAAGAGCATATTGACCATTATTCAGTTCAATAAGGTTATGAGACTTGTGTTCGGCAGGATTTTCACTTGTTGCCCAGTCTACCATGTCTGGATCACGGTGATAATTGTCAATTGTGCAGACATATGTACCCTTCTGAATACCAAAGTCCCGTGTATAACACTCAAAGTCCATACTACCAATGAACTTTTTATCAATACTGACTACACCATAGTCCATACAGTTCCAAAACTGTAGGTTTGGTAAGTTCATATCAGGGTCTGGTGTTTGTGGACGAGATAAAAAGGCACTGATAGGTAACTTATCGTACATTGCCGCATATTCTGGCAAATAAGTCTCAAAATAAAAAGCGCGTCCAGGAATCGACTTTGCCGAAACCCAAACGCCCTTGACAAATTCACCATGACCACTTTGATGGTCTGTAAGATATTCTTTACGAACCCATACTTCAACAGATGGAAGGTTGGTGATAAGACAACTCATAAGACTTTATTGACTGTCTTATTTAACCCTTACCTTGACCACGATACTTTTTCTTTGCTTTATTGCGAGAAGACGCTGCATACTTAGTATTCATGCCTGCTCCTTGACGAGTTTTCTTCGGTGCGCCCTCTACATAACCGCCACCTTTACGCATAGCCATTTGTTAATCTCCTAATAATTTCAGTTTCAAGATCTTCAGGTCTTGGAGAACCTGTCTGATAATACTCTATCGACAGGTTCTCCATCATATCGAAGTACTCCTCCTCTGTCAAGTTAGAGTACAGTTTACGTCCCTTACAGTAGATATTGTAAGACTCGTCAGCCATCTCAAATCACTCTTGTCTTTTCGTGACCGACTCTGATACGAGGATCGCACCAGATTTCAAAACCTGCTTCCTTTGCATCCAGACAGAATGATACATCCTCTCCACACATATCCTGTACTGCACCAGACTCAAAGACTTGCATCTTTGGTGCAAACCAGGGATACTTCATGTCTTCGTGCTCAAAGACACCGTGTTTAATCATCAACCATCCAAATCCAGCATAATCAACTGTAAATGGTTTACGACGCTTCTGAATACTTTCGAGTGTCTCATGATTCATGACTCCACCATTATTTGCAAAGTCTTCCTCATCTAACCAGTGTGCAACGGAAGTCGTTCTTCCATCTTCTGTGCAATACCAACCACTGGCAATGTCCTTGTCCATCAGAACCAACTGATAGAACTTTTCGGTATTAAAAACAATGTCACTATCAATCCACAACTGATAGTCATACTTTAACTTCCCGTCCCAGGGAATCTGGTCAGGTCCTCTCAGTACATTCGCACCCAGACACTTGCATCTTGCAAAATTCACCATCGATGAATAGTCTTGGGAAATCTGAATACTTGCTCCGTTTTGTACAAGATCAAAACACAATTGCACAAAATTTTTCAGATATGTATATGAGACTCCACGTCCAGGAAGACAAAAGACAATTGCCTTTCCTCTGATCATCTCTTTTGCTTTATCATAGTCCCACTCTGCTTCGCTTTGTGATGGTGTGGGTGCCTTTGCTTTTACGGTAAATCCTTTAGCCATAATAGAGTGTAATTACATCAGTTATCATACAGTATTATCTAGTATAAGTCAATCTTCCTTCACTTCGGTTATCACGATACAGTCTCCTTCAACTTCCATATTCACTGTGGTGCCTTCGTACCACCCAAAATCATTCAGTATCCACTCCGGAATCGTCACATAATACTCTCCAGTTATTGGATCGACTTCTACGGTTGTAAAATTTTCTCCGGGATTTTTTTGCATCTCTCTGTTTTCGTTCATTGATTTTATATAGCGAAAAAAATTTTTAAGAGTAAGAAATTATTATTTCTTTTTCTGATAAACCCACCTACCATTTTGTTTTATCCATGTAGTACCATCAGCACGAGTTCTAATAGTTCCATCTGGCAATGTATTCCAAGAACTTCCCTTTAATCCTTTATTCCAAGGAGGTTTATCAGATGGAATTAAAATCCACTCACCATCTTTCTTGATATACTTCGTTGGATTATGATTACCATATCTTGGATGTTGTCTAATTGTACCCTCTGGTAAACCAACCATTTCCATGTTTTCTTTATGTGTCCCCCACTTTAAATTTTTATAATGATTATTTCTATTATTACTATCTAAATGGAGAACCTCTTTATGTCCCTCAGGATTAGGAACAAATACTTCTGCAACTAATTGATGAATACTTTTTTTGATTTGTTTCAAAAATTTTCCATTTTCATCCCGTATTGAAATGTTAATACATTCATATTGATGTTCTGGACGACCTGGACGACCCCTGTATGCGGGTTTTAGATATATCAATCCATATTCGTTAACCTCGCCGTACTGACCATTTCTGTCACACTTGCCAGGAGCTCGATATGCTTTGCCGTCCTCAGTAATATAATATCCAGGGTACTGAGTCTCTTTCATATTCTCGGGAATTTTTATAGGAGGAAAATTTAAGGGTCTTGAATTTTTCAATGCATTTTTTCTTGCCCATTCTCTTTTATACTCTTTTCTTTTTTGCAAATCCTTATAAGGCATAATTTTATGTGCGGAATTTTTTTGTTCTCGTAGTTTTTATGATTGCATTTTAGCATATAATATAGATGCCTTTCGTAACACTTTGTAGACTAGGGGGACCCATGGGTTTTATATACACGGCGGCGACCGCCCCCAGGGGGGGACGGCGGGGCACTGCTGATTCACGAACGAATGGCGGTCACTCAAAGCAGGGGATCTTAGCGACTGCCTCATCATGGAAGGTCTCAGCGAACACCCCAGCAATGAGAGCGGCGCTGTGTGCTGTGCCCTGTAGGGTGTTGCTGCTGACCCACCCCTGCTGACGGGTGCTGATGTCAGAGGCAAGGCGGAAGCAGGTGGGGTTGCGCTTGGTCATGGGTCGGTGTCGGTTGCTTTGGAATTGTAGCACGAATCAGAACGCAATGGGGTCAGCAGTCGGGGCATTGATTTCGGCAAAGTGCTGGGCACACTCTTCGATGCCCTGGGTTTCCAGATCGGTGGCGATGGTGTCCAGGATTGCCAGCAGTTGGGTTCCGTCAGCGGCGCGGTTCAGGAGAGCGGTAGCGAGGTCGCGGGTCATGGTAGGATTACGGGTTGAAAGGGTGGCAGTCTTTGAGGGCGCTGCCTTCCCATTGGTTCAGAGGTCTGCCAGCATCTCATCCAGGGCAGCGGTGTCGATCGTGCCATCCATCCAGCGGGCACCGTCAGGGGTCATCTGCCCGAACTGACTTTCCAGGCGGGGGATCAGGCGATCATAGGAATCATACTGACGGGCAACCTTGTAAAGGTTCTCATCATTGCTCAACCACAGGGCGACATTCCAGGTTGCCCAGTTTGCCCATCCGTTGAAGGTCTGTGCGGTCATGTCGTTTCGTTTGACTGAAGTCAGTATAAGGGGTAAAGGGGTCGCCCAGGGGGCATGAGTGGACAGCACGCTCACTGGCACACAAACTTCGCGTTGTTGAAGTTAGCATGACTGAAACGCTCACGATTGACCAGTTTCATTGTACCAAACTCATTGCTGTAGACATAACCTTCGGAGTCAATTCGATCAGATCCAATGTAAGCAGCAGGACCATCATTGCGGCAAAGGAAGAGTGCATCATCTTTGATAGATTTGATCAGTTTCCAGTAAGCAATCAGAGTGTAATCACAATCAAATGCATTATCATCAATCTCCACACCTTCACGGATACACTTATTCAGTTCCTGCTTAAGTTGCTTTGCTTTCTTCTCATCAACAAAGGTCACATTCTGTGCCATTACTTTAGCGAACTGAATCACCTCGGAAAGGTCACCAAACGACCCTGCACACTTGGTATAATCACCAGAGAAGATGCGTGCCTTGGGTTTCACAAACTTACAGTTATGTCCGTCCTCCAGGTTAACAGTCAGAGGGATTGCCCAACTATCACGGAGGTCATCATTTGCCTCATAACGGGTATGGGGAGCAATGATAATTTCTTCGTGAATTACTTCTCCGAAACTGTAAGTGATAGTGTTGGGAGTGTATTCAGACTCTCCGCCAAATCCAATAAAATCCCCCTGATAAATGGAGTCTGTAATAGGTAACCAATCAAAACAAGCGTGCAGAATTTTTGCAACTTCGCCTGTGTGGTTTTGATCGATGTCCGCATGGGATTCGTTGATCTTAATCTTTACTTTGTTGAAGACACTTTTGGTGCCCACGAAGAAATTACCCGTGGCAGGATTGCGACCCCAGACAATAGCGGGAGCGCCGTCGATCTTCACGGACAGGGTGCCTGCTGCCTCAAACCAATCCAGAGCGTTGAGGTCACCCGTGAGGATGGTGTCTTCGGGGTGTTCGATGTGCTTGTTTTGTGTCATGAGAGTATTATGGCAGGTCCTGGGGTGCTTTGGGGGGTTTGGTGGACAGTGTGCCAACTGGTCGGGCAGCCGACCTGGGTATAAAGAAAGGGGACACGAATGCCCCCCTATTTGTTATGCAAACATGAAACCATTGGTGAAGTCGTATTCGTTATAGACAGGACCAGTGATTGCAGTCTGTCCGATGAACTTGTGGACATACCACTTCCAGTCCCGTTGAAATACACCTTCGCCCTTAATACCATGCTCGGAGAGAATAGCATTCAGGCGCGACTTGGTGGTGACAGACTGATAACCACCGTCGAAGATTTGAACGAAGTCATCACCAACGGTGGCAATGTGGTTGCCGAACAGATACACTTTCGACTCGTTAGTTTCAGGATCGAAAGTAACAGAAGTGTTGCCAGATTGCCAGTTCAGGTTGTTAGAAATGGCATTGTTCATTTCCCGTTCGATCTTACGCATGAGAAGTGGAGTTGTTTGACTTGAGAATACAATACACGATCTGGGGGGCAATGGGGAGAATGGTGGACACTCCCCCGACTGTCACCCCAGGAAGGTGGCAGGGTTGCCGTAGTCTGCGATATGGTGTCCGTTGTGACGGATCTCAGCGTAACCGAACTCCTCTGCCAGGTCCAGGCAGATCAGGTAGGCACGGTCCAGGTCACAGACGGACTCGGACTCGTAAGGGGCAGAGGGGACCAGAACTTCGTAACGCATTGGGTTTGCTTGATTGTCCCCATATCCTACAGCACCCTTCCGCCGATTCCAGGGGATGAGTGGACACCCTGCCAACTGGTCGGGCGGCCGAAAGTTAGTTATACTTAAGGCATCAAATCCTCCAACATTTCGTCATCATACAAATCCAGGATTTCTTCTTTGATTTCTTCCTCTGTGCAGGATTGATACGAATCCATTAACAAATCATGTGCCAATACCATGAGAGTGTTTAGATCCATGTCCTCAATGATCTTCTCACAGTAGTTGTACTTAAACTGTGCAAGTTGTTCTTTGTTCATTGTCATTTGAGAATGTTGTGAGAATTAAAGAAAGTAACAACACTTAAGATCTTAGAGATATGCTCTTCTTGATCTTCGTTGAGGTTGATGTTATCGTAGGGAGAAAGAATAGTCTCCATTCCTTCATTCACAAGATTCTGAAGGATAGCAAACTGTTCATCAGTTAAGTTAATAGTGTAACTCATTTCAGACAGAAGGATTCACAGAGATTTCTTTGATGTTTAGACCACAGAGTTGATTGTAGACACGGTTGCTGATAAGATCACAGGCACGAATTGCCTTGGATTTCTCATACCAAATGGTCACACATCCGTCATTGGTCTCAACACGAACTCGATAGTTTTTCATCATCAGTAATCGTAGTTAGAGTTGATGTAATTCTCTACATTGAACTTCTCTTCTTTCTCCCATTCTTCTTTATACTCAATGACATCGAAGATTTCACCAGGAGCATCAGCAATCTCAGACCAGAGTTCATCAAACATGGGTCAATTCCCGAACACTTGAATACAATACACGATTTTGGTGTCCTGTGGGGGTTTAGTGGACACCTCCCCAACTGGCACAGGGGGTCGGCCGCCGCGAGTATAAAGAACTCACGGGGAGTTAGGTATACTCAGTAGCGCGAATCGTTGAGGTAAGGGTTATAAACCTTCTCAACTTCCTCCCACTGGGCATCAGTCAGTTCGCCACATTGTGCTTCCATGAAGTCATAAACCATGCCCCAATCGGCATCGGTTTCGTAGCAGAACTGCGGCAGAGATTGCAGAGCAGAGTAGAACAAATCGGTTTCGTTTTTGGACATGAGAATACAATACACGATTTTGGGGGGAACTCAACCCCCCTTGTGCCACTAGTCAGACTGGCACAACGACGCCAGCAATAATCATAACCTTGCGGACATCTTTGTAGAATTCCTTACACTCAGGCACGAACACATTCATTACCCAAGCATAGAAAGTCTTGGCACCATCGATGACACGAAGCACGAACAATTGCGTGCGTTCGGTCATATTGTGCTCTTGCCACTTCTCGGCAACGATGATAGCAACGGCAGTCAAAAATGCACAGAAGATCTGTACACTATCCATGAAAGTGTTGTAGTGTTTCTTATAATCAATCTCGGTCATCATCTCCACGAAAGCATCAACGGGAGGGAAGGATTTGGTCAGTTCCATTGTTGTTTTGAGAAAAGGATTGTGGAGGGAAAATGTAGCGAATTCCCGACCAC